AGGCTCAACAGCACCAGTTAAACCACCTAAACTGCCTAGCTGTAACATTCCTTTAGTAATTGTCTTAGCTGTAAAACCTACTAAGTTAGTAGGATCAGCAATAGCACCTGTTACAAGACCGCCTATAGATGCTCCTGTTTGTTGACGTAAACCTATAAGATATTCTTGTTGTCTTTCTATATCTGTTAGCTGTCGTTCTTGTGGTGCAGCAATACTAGCACGCTCTGCTTCTATTGACAAAGGCGTGCTGCTCATCCACGCAAGAGGATCTTCATAGCCAGGAGTCTCTACAGCTGGTCCTGCTTGAGAAGTATCTATACCTACTTCTTTAAGAAGCTCAGCACCACCACGAGTAAAAGCTGTAGCAGATCTTTCTGCAGCCCTGCCAAAAGCCTCTCCTGCAGTTATCTCCCTACCAAGGGCAAGAAAGTCAGCTATCTCAGTATCAGTATAACCTTCTTCTCTAGCAGCTTTTATATCAAAATTATTTTGTTGTGCTAGATAGTTAGCTATTTCCTGGTCAGTATAGCCTTCTTCTTTAGCAGCATCTATTCTAAACATTAACGAGGTTCTCCAGCAAATGAACCCAATGGTCTACGGTCACCTCTCCTAGTTGTTTTTTTAGATTCTTCAGCTTCTTTTTCTGGCGTAGTTCCAACAGGAGAAAGTACGCCAGCTGACACAGGAATAATTTTTTGATCAAAAGGAGGTTTGTTATTAATAGCAACAAAAGCTACAGTCTCTTGTCCTGGTCCTTTCTGCTCACGAATAGAATAATCGCCTTTGTCTAGTGCTTTTATTTCAGCACCAATCTTTTCTATTTGTGCTTTGCTAACATCTGTTCTAAGTTTTAGCTCATCAAGTTTAAAGTCAAGTTCTTTACCACTTATCTCTAATTGTTTATTTCTATACTCTTGCTCTGCTGCTGCTCGTTTCTCAGCCGCTGTAAGCTGTCGCTCTTGTAAACCAAACTGTCGTTCTTGCTGACTTAGCTGCCTAGCTTGACCAGCTAATCCCATAGCCTGATCTACAAAGCCAGCTTGTGCTAGCCCCTGAGCAGCAGCCTGAAGAGAAGCAGGATCATTGTAGTCTGTCTGTGCTAAGATACGGTTACGCTCTAACTCTGGATCTTTAATCCCAAACAGTCCTTGAATACCACGAGTAGCTAGCTGACTACCAGCCTGAGCTAACCCTGCGAATGGTCCTAGACCAGCAAATAAATTAGGATTCTGTTGCATTAGTATTCCTTAAGTATAGGTTGGGTAAGTAGGAGGACCGTATGTTGGTACAATAGGTGGTGTGCCATAGCCTCCAGTTGGCATAGTAGGTTGACGATTAAACATCCCCTGCATTACATAAGGGTTAGATGCTAAGCTACTTAAAGTATTAGCAAACATTGTAGGCCCAACTAAAGATCCTTGTAGCCTTGTCTGTGCTGCACCCATACCACCCTGTAACAATGACTGACCAGCAGCTGCACCAGCCTGTGAAGATCGTCCACCAAGCTCTGCAGATAAACGCAAAGGAAGTAGACCAGCTTCTTCTAGTTGCTGTGCTGCACCAAACTGTGTAAGGAAGGGTGACATACCTGCAGTCTGTAGCTGGTACTGAAGGTTCTGTAGTTCTCCACCAGTACCAAACAAACCAGAAGCCTGTGCAACATCTTCAGCAAACCTTCTCCTACCTAAATCAGTAGCAGCTGTTCGTGCTTGTAGTCCTTGACCAAGGAAGCCAGTACCTAAACCAATATCTTGCTGGAGTTCCTGTCGAGCACGCTCACGAGCCTGGGCTGCTAATGCTAAGTCCTGCTCTCCTCTAGACTGTGCTAATGAGTAAAGCTCTGGGCTTCCCATACCGCTGATAGACAATCCTGCTCTGCCTCTACCAAACACACTCTGACCAAGTCTCTGCTCTTCTCGTTGACGCTGAGGATCAAGTATTGCTTGCTGCTCTTCAAAGTAGCTGCGTGCTGCAGCATTAGGATCGTAGCTAGTAGGAAGGAATCCCTCGCCTAACTGCTCAAGTCTTTGTGCATAAGCAAGACCATAAGGATCAGCTTCTCGTGATACCTGAGAAGGTAAAAGTTGCTCACCTAAACTAAACAGTCCTTGTCTTCCACGCACCAAAGGCATGGCTTGAGTAAGTGCATCCTCAGCTTGACCAAGAGACAAACCAGTAAGGTTAGCTAGTCGATCTTGGTATGCTCGTATCTCAGGGCTAGTCTCGTAACCATAAGAAGTCGCTACACCCTCAGTCCTAGCTCTACGCTGATAGTCTTGTACCTGTTGAGGAAAGGCAGCAACTCGTGCAGCAAAGTCTTCGTCTGTTTCATCTGGTCCTTGTACTGGCTCAGAAGGAGGAGCCTCACCAGGAATCTCATAATCAAACATTGACCTACCAAAGCGAGTAGTTAACCCGTAAGGTCTGAAGCGTTGCTCCCTGGCAGCTAGCTCTGCAGCCTGTAACTGTGCATCTGCAGCACTACGAGCAGCTGACCTTGCCCCGCTTGCTGCCATTGAACCTCCTATTAAGGAAGCTGCTGCAGGAATAATAACATTCCATACCATATTTAATACTCCTTGTTATTAAGCAGCCTCTAAAGCAGCTACCTTAGATTCTAGTGTTTCAATCCTAGCTATTGCTTCTTGCAGTGCAGCAGTGAGTAGTGGTACTAACTTAGACTGGTCAATACCCTGAGCCTTAATAGAACCATCGGCATTGACTGCGTCCTTCTCACCAACCACAGCGTTAGGAACTACTGCTTGTACTTCGTGTGCTAAGAAACCATCAATCGTACCTAGTGAAGGATTGTTAATCCAAGTAAAGTTAACAGGGTTTAGCTGTTTGACACGAGCAATAGACCCTGTCATGTCCGCTACATTTTCTTTTAACCGATAGTCAGATGACTCATTAAAATAAGTTGTTGTTCCATTAGTAGTAATAGAACCAGTAGAAGTATAAGTTACTGTACCAACAGCACCGTAAATAAAATCAACGTATGTAAATGCACCTTCTCCAGTTATACAGAGAAGAGACTGACCGCCTGATCCTTGTCCTTGAAATACACCAGCTGGTTGAGTTCCTTGTCCTTGAACAAACATATTCCAAGAACCGCTAGACGGATCAGATGAGCGACCAACAACTACATTTTTACTACTAGCATTTGTAGGATTAAATATTGCATAGCTAGTAAAGTTAGCTGTATTACTAAAAGTAGCACCACCACTAAATGTCTTAGCACCAGTAAATGTCTGATCACCTGCTATCTTAGCCACATTAGCACCCGTTGCTACAGTAACAGCACCAGTATAAGGACCAGATCCAGTACCAGTAACAGTAATGTCTGTACCCGCAGCTACTGAAGTAACGCCAGAGCTAATAGCTGAAACAGCTGATTGAACAAAAGCAGTAGTAGCTATCTGGGTAGTGTTAGTTCCACCAGAAGCAGTAGGAGCAGCAGGAGTACCAGTAAATGTAGGGCTTGCTAAGTTAGCTTTAGCTGCTAAGTCAGCTGCAATGTTAGTAAACTCAGTATCAAACTCAGAACCTCGAATGATTTTGTTAGTATCACCAGAAGCTAATCCGTCTTTTACACTGAAGTCAGTTGTAGGAGCGTATGCCATTATAGAACCTTTCCTTGTTTAGCAAATATGTCAATCTTTTGAAGAGCCAGATAGTTACCGTTTACATCAGCTTCTAATCCAACCTGTACAGAACTACCTGCACCTGAAGCTGGTACTGTAAAGCTATCATTCTTTGTACCACCTGCACCAAACTCTGCAACACCAAACTCACCCACACCCCATTCATAGACAAGAGATCCAGGTAAAGTTTTACTTGCAGTTCTGTAGTCTTCCTTGTAATCAAAACCCCAGAAGGTATAAAACTGTTTGTTGCTTTCTCCTCTGCATGTAAACCCTAAGTTCTTTAGAATCTTAATACGAACAGGATCATTAAGAGTAGTGTAGTTAGTATAATACTTAAACCGATAAGGGTTGCCATTGTCTTGATACCCAGTGTACTTACCAAGGTAAGCGTCATCTGAGAAGATTAACTCGTTAGCCTCAGTAACCCAGAAAGAAGTCGGAGCAATTCCTGTCCAGGTAGTAACCCTTGCTGCACCATCAGGTAACAGTGTGCGCATGTCAAATGCATAGACAACTCCTGTCGTAGGTAATGTTAGTAAGTATAAAGCATCTCTTGCAAAGTAAACTGACTTAAGATTTACTACTGTTTCATTATCTAATGCAGCTAAGAACTCATCTCGTACATTCTTAGACAAATCCCTAAAGGGTAAAGACTTCTCTTGAATAACTCGTTGTAAGCTAAGCAGTCCAGACTTAGACAAGAAAATAATATCTGTTCCTGTATTCTGTACTGTATCTCTATTTATACAACCAACATTAGGAATAAAGTCTACTAACTCTAACTGAGTAACATCAATAGGGCTAGAGTAAATAGCAATGTTATTCTTACCAAAGATAATTAAGAATCCGTTATGCGCTGCTAGTGCTACAATCTCATCGTTGCTTGGAAACACAGCATTCAATGACAAGAATCCTGAGTCACCGCCACTAAAGTCACTACCATCTAGTAGACGAGAGAAGTACACAGTCTGTTTGTCATTAGCAATGTCAGCTAACCATATACGCCCATAAGCTGCTAGTCCACAGTTAGGTCTGAAAGAACCAGATGTATAACCTACAGGTAAAGTACCTACATCTTCTAGCTTTTGAAATCCAAATGTACCGCTATTATGAGCATGAGGATTACCACCAGACACAGGTAACACATGATAAACTAAGACATCGTGTCCTGCTTGTATTAAGTATGCATGTGGCTCTGCTTCTGCACCATCACCATAAGGTAATGACACGGCTTGCCAGTGATCGTTAGTTATATTGTAGCTAGCATCAGCACTGTTGTCAGCATTTCTTACTGTAATAGCTGTAATGCTATCACCAAGACCAGTGTAAAGAACTCCTCCACCGCTGGAGATAGTTACATTAGCACCTTCTTTTAAAAACTCATAGATAAACTTAAAGCTAGTAGGAGCACCAAACTCTCCAATACTGTACTCAGCTATGCCATACTCAGACGCACCAGCTGCGCTTACAAAACCTACGGGACCAGCAATAGATGTCCATCCCTTCCTCGCAGCAATCCTACCAGCAGAATCAAAGACAACATTATCTGCTACCTTAGCAAATCGAATGTCGCTATCTTCTCCTGAGTCCTGGCTATTAATGCCAAAGAACCCAGGAGCAGCTAGGCTTTGTTTGATTAGTTGACTAGGCATTCCAGACTAACTCTTCAGGGTAACGATTCTTTTCAATACTAATATGATCTGCTAGAGATTCCTTGTACATAGCGTATGCTTGCGTTGCTGAGAACCCTGCATCCTCACCTCGCTCAGCAATAGCTTTTGCATAAGCAAGGAAGATAACTGGCTCAGAAGGAACCTTTAATGTATCTGAGGCATTTGTCAATGGATCTTGTGGTTGGATGATGTTAAACCTAATAGTGTAAACACCGTCAGGAATAGGGTAAATATCAACTTGAGTATCTCCTGAATTATTCACGCCATTGAAGTTATAATAGATAGGCTGTCCTTTTACTGTGTCCCTATTTAAGAACAGATCATTCATTTCCTTAGTAGTTCTGTAGATCATCTCAACATTAGTGGTGTCGTTAATAACATCAATAAGCCTGAACCTAACACCAGATCCCACTAAGACACCATTAAATAACCCATCTACTGTTTGCATAGTAAGGGTCTGAGACAAACCATTCCAGTCATAAGCATCTTCTACTTGGCGTTGTGCGTCAATCACAAACTTACCAATGAGTTTAGAATAACTATTTTCAGAGATTGAACCTACTTCGTCCTCTCTGAGCCTGACTAAAACATTATTAACTAGGTCTAAATAATTCATAATATATTATACCATATTTTTAAGAGTTTGTCAAGTACTACCACTTAACTTTATCTGCCCAATATGCTGCAGACATCTTACCTTTAGCAATATTACTAGCGTGCCTAGCCTTAAAAGACTTACGCCTGTTGGCATAGGACTCAGATTCCCCAGACTTCTTAGGAGAACCAGATACTCCCTGCTGTCCAAACCTAATAGTCTTTACCTGGTCACCCTCCTTAGCTACCACCACATGAGACTTAGTAGGATGGTTAGGTGTACGCTTAGGCTTGTTATATCCAGATACTCCTACCTTCTTTAGCCTTGAATCACTCATGCTTCTTTTCCTAGTTTAATTGGAAAGCAAACACCCTGAACAATCTGTGCCTCTTCTTTAATCATACTGTCCATTGTCTTCAGGACAACAGCTTCACATTCTAGCTGGTTATCAAACAGATCAGACTTCCAGAATGCACATTGTCCACCCATGCAAAATAAAACTACACCTAAGAATGTATTCATTTCTTTTTCCTCTTCTTTGCTGTTTTGGCAGCTTCTTTAAATGCCTTAGCAGTAGGAGCACCAGGATCTCCAGGCTTACGCATCTTCTCACCTCGTTTACGCTTTGCGTGAATATTGGCGTACAGTCCTTTTCTTTCCATTTTGCTTTGCCTTTCCAGCAGTATTGAGTGCTATTGCTACCGCTTGCTTCTGACCGTAGCCCTCTTCCTTTAGCTTACGAATATTCTTAGATACAGTCTTTTTTGATTTACCTTTGTCTAATGGCATTAGTATTTAGCCTTCTTAGCCTTCTTCATACACTTACCAGCTTTCTTACACTTAGCGGGAGTAGGACACCCTGGGCATGGTTTAAACATAATTAACCTCCATGAAATTGAGTTGCTAGGTTAGGTACTAACTCAAGAGTAAAGATGTAAGTTACTGAGCTAGTCCCTGATTGAGAGATTCTTATTTGATCTCCTTCTTGCAATACTACCTCTGCTTGATTTAGTAGTAAGTAGTCTCCTGCTCCTAAATTCTTACCACTAAATACTAAGTACTCTGTAGTTGTAGATGCATCATACCAAAAAACTGAGGGTGTATTAGTACCTGCAGTAGAGATAACATATAACAGATTCCACAATCCAGCATTCTTTACAGGTACAGTATAGAGTGTATCCTTAGCTGTGGTTGTTTTAGTACTAGCAACTGTAATTTTTCTTGACATTATTTACCCGCAAAGATTCCGTAGATACCTAGTAACACCGTCCATATCAAAGATACTGTGATAGCAATACCAGCACTAATACCTTTCCACTTTGTTAGAGACTCTTTTAACTCATGCATATCTGAGTGTATATCCTTCATGTCTTGTCGAGTCTCCTGTAACAGCCTCATCATTTCACTGTGCTGTGTTTCCAGTCGAGTGATACGCTCTAACTCTTCCATGCTTAGATCGCCTGTGCAAGTTCATCAACAGTTGTAGCAGCAGTGATAGCCGCCTCTTTAGCTTCGCAGTCTGCAATGATCTTTGCTCGTTCTGCGGCTATTGTCTCAGGGATTTCAACGCCACGCTCTGCCTTGCGTACTACAACCCAGTCTGTTGCAGCAAGAGCTTTATTAGCAGAGTCTTTGGCTTGTGCGATGAACACAGACTTCAGACCCTTAGTAACCAGTCTTTCTTCGGAGTCAACCATTGTTGGCTCACCATCGACTTCACCGAGAACTTTTACATACAGAGGATTACCTTCCTCATCTACTTCTTCACGGTCTTCCAATTCCTTTGCGGTATTTGTATACACCCAAGTCGGAACACCGTTCACAAGTTGAAGCGAAGGATTCGCAGGTGTCACCCAATAAAAGCGTTGGTCTTTCTGTTCACCGTCCACCACCTCCATAACACCGTGAGCTTGCTTAAACTCCGCAGAAGGCCCAGACGCAGGGAAAGAAGTATTAGGGAACAAGGCTCGGATGGAGCCAGAGGTTTTTACTATTTCACCGTTTTGTACGATTGCAAACATTTGTTACTCCTATCGTGCGAGAGAATACTTAAATGGGTTTTCTGCGAAGGCCATAAAGACGAACGCTCCACCAGATGCGTTCATATCAGCATAGGTTCCTCTTAACTTAAATCCATTGGATAAAATGTCCATGTAAGCACCAACACCAGATTCCTCTGCATTGCTTAAATTTGGGTATAAATGATTGACTGCTATGTTGCTTGGATTCCTAGCAGTATCTTTAAGAACCCAATTACCTGTGCTATTAGTTCTTTTTGTGATAATGAACGCTGGCCTAAACCCCGTGTAAATAAATGGCCCATCCGTAGACCCGTTGCCTGTGTAGCTACTAAAGGCCGAGTAGCCGGGGATAGGTGCAAAACAATACGATACAAGAGTTGTGCCAGCGGTGTTTGATGTGTAATAAAACACACTAGAAGTCGGCAATGTGTCTTGCCATTGAGTTGCGGAGGTTACTTGGGAGTCAGTTGCATTTAACCTAAGAAACTTGTCTGTCCCAAGAGACTTGTGATAAACACCCCACCCAAAAGGACTTGATCTTGCTTTTACAATAATAAAATAGGGTTCGGCTCCCAATCCATGACCAAGCGTTACAGGAGAACCGTTAGCCGTAAAAGTAAGAACACTCATGCCAGCAGTCGGGTTTGCCCTTACTGAAGTCGTAACACTCCCGTCCGTATTTGAAACGGTAGACCCGCCAGCGTTCCAGTTCCATGCGACTGTTGAAGAGCCTGATGCGTTAACTGAGTTGCCATCAGAACCAATTGCATTAATCGTCATCCCATCAGAATCAAATGACGAAATAGCCGTTGCAGTTGTCTCACTATCCGTTGTCTCAGAATAAAGAACTTTATTGCCGCCACGCACTGCGTCTACTAAAACATGGCTATAACCCACACTCCTTGACTTAAACCATACAAAATCAGGTTGAAATCCGACACCTGTAATGGCTCGGCTACTTGTACCATCCCCCGTATACAAAACCGTATTAAAGTAATCATCGCCCTGCACCACCGTTGGGTCTGGTAGGTTCGTTGTGACAAGTGCTTTGAAACCTGATGGGGCTGTGTAGGCGAAGGGGCGTTGTCCGAAGTTAAGTGTTCCAGCCCCGCCAACAGATCTAAAAGTTACGCCAAGAGGGTTACCATCGCTGATGGTTGCACATTGACCTGTTCCAGCGGCAGGGTCTCCAGAATTCTGCCAAGTATTATTTTTGGCAAACCAGACTTTCCCAGTATCAACATCAAACGCAATTCCAATAACATCATTCGTAGTAAAGGACGATCCTGAAACAACCGTGCTACCCGACTGCATAATTCGACCATCACCAAGATAGCCAACTGTGTAAGACTGTTCACCAAACCAATCTTCAAAAGGGTTTATTTGTGTGCTTGCAACACCCGCACCTGTATCGTTTTGTGGGGTCGTGCAAGTGTATTCTGCATACCATTTCCCGCTATTTGGGAAGATAGTAGAGACTGCCGAACCCTGAATTGCAGATCCACTTCCGTCTAAGTTGCCATTTGCTAAACTCAGTCCACTAGGTTTTGCCAAAGGATTCATCGTGGCGTAGTTGCCTCTTACCTCTCCACCCGCACCTGTGTCTGTTCCATAAGGCGTTGGCGTGTCCACAAGAGAATCGTTACCAGCACCCGCAGTTACAGAGAAGTTGTTCGGTGTCCACTGCTTATAATTAATGTCGCTCTTGTCATAAGCAAAAGGTGCATCAGGTACCGTGAAGTTGCCCGTGTATCGAGCGTAACCTTTGGTGATGCGGAGGTCTTCGATGTAGCCATCAAACGGCCTGTCAACGCTAACAGTTTGCCCAATATAATATGAGTTTGTAGTAACAAGAGTTTGATTCCACGCATTTGAGTTTGAAGCCACGGATACACCATCTACAAATAAATTATTGGTTCCAGATGATCGTGTAAATGCGATGTGCGTCCATGTTGATGTGCTAATTGCGGCACTTCCTGCGGCTACTGGGCTTGCGCCAGAATAAGATCCGGCAAATACCTCAGGAACGCCAGCATTTAATTGAAAGCTAAATGACTCATTGCCGTAACCACCACTTGTTCTAGTGTCAAATATCGTATCAATACCGCTTATGGTGTTTGCGTATACCCAACACTCAATGGTCATATCACCAGTACCAAAAACAAGGTTTGGAGTCATGGGCGCAGACAAATAATCCCCAGTCCCATCAAACGCTACAGACGAACCCCATTTGGTTACGCTGGTCGAAACCTGAGCATTGCCCACCGTCTCAAGATTATTAACACCCGTGGCATCAACAATCCCGGCGTTGGTGAAGTTGAGTAGGAGTTCTGTGCCTGTGACATTTGTAGCAGGAGCGGTTGGTATAGCGATGGTTGTGTCTGTTGGGTCGTAGGCATTAGCACCAGTTAAGAACCGCAGCCCAGACATATAACCTAACCAATCGCCGCTATTAGAAAGGGCTTCCCCAATCTTTATGCCGGTTCGTGTTGTTGGTTTGGATATAGCATTACTTGCTGTTGCGACACGAGTTCCGTTTATAAACAGAGCAATGTTATTGCTTGTATCGGTAGCAACACATATATGAGTCCATTGGTTTGCCGCTGGAGCAGTACCGTTTATGTTTGCACCTGACCCTGCGTTATTATAATAAAGCGTCCAAGTGCTTGAAATTTGCGTAACAGAGTAAGAAAACCCATCTGTTAAGTTATAACTATTTGAGTTTCCTTTTTGGATGGCAGTGTATTGCGCCGTACTATCTGGCACATACGCCCAGAAGTCTACAGAGGCTTGAACACCGCCCAAGTCTAAATCGTTGCTCGTATCAGT